ATGCTGGACACCCGCCGCACAAAGTCGGATGGAAAATGTCCCGTAAAGATCCGTGTCACCTATAAGCGGGCCCGGTGGTATTACTCCACGGGGAAAGACCTGACCCCGGAGGAGTGGGAGGTGATGCCGACGACCAAGGCACGGGCGGTGGTATCGGTTCGCAAGGACATCGAAAGCAGCTATCAGATCGTGCGGTCAGCCGTTGAGGAACTGGCCGCCTCGGGTGGTTTCTCGCTGGATGCTCTCAACACCCGACTGAAAGGAGCTGCCACGGATACGGTAAACACAGCGTTCCGGGCCCGGATGGAGGCATTGAGAACAGCCCAGCAGGTCGGCAATATGCTGATTTACGACAACGTGCTCAAAGGGCTGGAACGGTTTGCAGGACCTCGTATTCGTTTCGAATCCATTACGGTCTCCTGGCTGGAGAAATATGCGCTGTTTCTACGGAAGGAGGGCAAGGCACAGACCACAATAGCCATCCATCTGCGAACGCTTCGGGCAATCCTCAACATAGCCAGGCAGCAGGGAGTTATCCGCGAGGCGCAATATCCGTTCGGCCGGGGGCCGGGGCGATATTGCATCCAGGCCGGAACGGGGCGCAAAATGGCCCTTACATTGGAGCAGATCGGGCAGATTGCCCGCTACGATGACGGACGGCAGACAACGGCACGCTATCGGGATTACTGGCTGTTCCTCTATCTGTGCAACGGGATCAATGTGGCTGATTTCGTGCGGCTGCGGTATCGGGATATTGTCAATGGGGAGATCTGTTTCATCCGGTCAAAGACCGAGCATACGCTCCGCACGCTGCGCGATATTCGGGTGGTGCTGACCCCTCCGATGCAGGAGATCATTGACCGCTGGGGCAATCCGAAACGACCGGATGCCTTCATCTTTCCGATACTGACGGGCCGGGAGGATGCCATGACGACCAAGAACCGGACCAAGGATCTGACGCACTCGATTAACAAGCGCATGAAGGAGGTGGGCGAGCAGCTCGGCATCGGGCCGATCTCGACCTATACGGCCCGGCACTCGTTCGCCACGGTATTGAAGCGTGCCGGTGCGAACATCGCCTATATCTCCGAATCGTTGGGGCACAGCGACCTCAAAACAACGGAGAACTACCTGGCCAGCTTCGAACGCGAGGAGCGGGAAAAGAATGCTGAAATATTAACGAAATTTTAGAGATAGTCATGATGCGTTTAATATATGAATTGCTTGGTCGGGACAGAGAGCCGAGATATGAAGCGGGCCGTAATCTGCTCAGTTCCGCATACGGAGTGTTGCAATGGAAAGATAATATGCAAAGAGCGGGTTTGTCGGCCAGAGACTCAAATATAGGCAATATCCCGGGCATACGGTTTCATCTATATCGGGCCTATCTGGAATATGAGCGATTTCCCGGCGGAGAGAGTAGGTTTGATAAACTGGAGTTAGTATTTTACAATGCTCCTACGAAAGGGCATCGGGAACATCTACTGTATGATATGATGAGTGATTATGTCCTGATTACGGAGGCTTTGAATCGAATCCGTCCCATAATATGTTACCAGCCAATCAATAATGATCGCCGGGCAGATCACGAGGCGCAGAAAGTTGCAGTTCAAAATTATATGCGGTTACACCATCTGTCGGAGAATTATCTTGATTGTTATAACGTATTTGATGATACGATATTGTTGAATTGTGAGGATGAAATATTCGAAGAGTTGGAGCTCAATTCGAGAAACATAGATCGAATGGACCGGGTTTTGAATCGTGCCTTGTTGGATATGCGTTCTTTTATCCGATTTGTAGATCGAATATCTTCTATTTATGACTTGGATATGAAAAGAGTGAAAGACCTATACTTACACGGTGAAAAACAACTCAAAGAGTCAGAAGAACAGCAGGAATCGAAAACGAGGTTTAATTACCAAAAGATACCACGTACTTACCGAATTGCCGCAGTTTGGGGGTTGATCGATCGATTAGGATTAAGAAAAACGAAAGATAAAACGACCCTTGCTGCTTTTGTTGAGGCTGTTACAGGTGGAAATATAGAAGCCAGGCCGCAAGATACCGTAGCCTATAAGAAAACAGAACAATCGGCAAAAGAGGCTGCTGCCGAATGGCTGAAAAAGATAGGCATCGAATAAAAATTTAGGACGTCCGACGTTTAGTCCGACGTCCATTTTGTTTGCTCCTTTGCATCGTGATCGATCACCAAAGCCCGGACGCGGGCCAGTGTTGAATCAAAAAACACGATGCTATGGACAACACCATTATCGTAACTACTCCGGCGCAACTGCAAACGATCATCAGCGATGCAGTGAATGCCATCCTTCCGAAACTGGCAGACTTTCGCCGCAAGAATGAACCCGTCGAGACAGACGGAATGAATGTCGAGGATGCCGCCCGCTTCATCACCGAGCAGGGTATTCCCACCACACGGTCGGCCCTCTACAACCTTGTCTTCAAAGAATCCATCCCTTACAAGAAATTCGGGCGCCGCGTGGTGTTCTCGAAACGGGAACTCCTTGCCTGGATCGAATCCCGTACCGAACACCGCGAGGATCGTCGCGCGGATGCTGCGTTGCGTCTTGCCGAAAGTGCCAACCGTAAATAAAAAGCCGGAGGTATGGATCAGAAACAACACGCCCCCGGCGTCCAAGGCCGACGCGCAGGGGCATTTTACGAAGTCTTCCACAAAGGTAGTACCTATCATTTAAGAAACAGCGAATTTCGAGTTTTCTCGTTGCTTGTATGCGGCGGAATGTGGTCGACATTTGACATTGCCGAACGGTTAAGCATTCCCGATCCCCGGAGTACGATCCGCTACCTGCGCAATATGGGAATCGACGTGTCGGACGTATGGGTTCGCGAGAAAGTCCGGGACAGCATTCTGAAGTTCAAGCGTTACTTTATCCACGAGGCGGTATGAACAAGGATTGTTACTACTTTACGCACGACAGCAACGCCAAGGATGATCCCAAATGCGTGCTGATGATCGAACAACTCGGGATGGAGGGATACGGCATCTATTGGATGCTGGTCGAAACCCTCCGCGACCAACCCGACTACACCTATCCCGTGGCCAATATCCCTGCCCTGGCACGACGCTATAACACCTCGGCCGAGAAGGTGCGAACGGTGGTCTACAACTATGATCTTTTCAAGGTAAAAGACGACCGGATCTTCTTTTCGGAGAGTCTGAATCGCCGGATGCAAGCCTTTAACGAGAAGCGTGCAAAACGCTCTGAAGCTGGGCGTTTGGGAAACGCTTCCCGGTGGGGAGCATCGCAAACGGATCGCAATGCGATTGCAATGCGATCGCAAAGCCTCGCTATTAAAGTAAAGGAAAGTAAAGTAAAAGAGAAAGAGAGTATAGAGAAAGTCGCCACGAAACGTGCGGCGTTTGTGGCTCCCTCGCTCCAAGAGGTAAGCGACTATATTTCCGAAAAAGGCTACGCCGTCGACGCGCGTCAGTTCGTGGACTTCTACGAATCGAAAGGCTGGATGGTAGGCTCGAACAAAATGAAGGACTGGCGGGCCGCCGTTCGGACGTGGACCCGCCGTCAGAACTCCTCAAATACACCAAACCATGAGACGCAACGACCGTATGAACTCCTCGACTGATATTTCCGCGCAGGGGCTGCCGGAATCCCCGGAGCTGGAGCGTGCTGTGCTGGGTGCGCTGATCCTCGAACCGGCTTACCTGCCCGATGTGCGGAGCCTGCTGACGGGAGAGACCTTTGCCGATGCGATGAACCGTCGCATTTACGAGACGATTCTCTCGCTCGATGATCGGGGAAAGAGTGTCGACCTGGCGAGCGTTGCCTCGGCATTACGCACCTCGACAGGTAAAGAGCCCCGGGTTCCGTCGGCCTATCTGGTTGGCTTGTCGAACAATGTTGGCACGGGTGTGAACTGCGTATCCTGGGCCCGCCAGTTGAAAGAGACCGAAACCCGCCGCCGGTTGGTGGTGTTCAGTTACGAATTGGCGGCCCGCGCGGCTTCTGATCCTGAAGGAGTACTCGACTGGGCGACGGCGGAGATCTCCGCGATCGGCGACCGATCCACTTCGACCAGCGACCTGCGGCCCTTGGGGGCGATCCTCCGGGAATCGCTCCAGCAGCTCGAAAGCCGATGCCGGGCCTACGCCTCCGGGCAGCCCGTGGGAATCACAACGGGTCTGCGGAGCCTCGACACCTATACGGGCGGCTGGCGTGGCGGGCAGTTGGTCGTTGTGGCCGGACGTCCCGGTATGGGTAAGAGTGCCGCCGCGTTGCACTTCATGGACAGCGCCGCCCGGCAGGGTACGCCGGTTTGCTTCTTCTCGCTGGAAATGCGCGATACGCAGTTGTCCGATCGGCTGCTGATCGGCCGGAGCAATGTCGACGCCAACGCCTACCGTGCCGGTAGCATCACCTCCGAGGTGTGGGGGACGCTGGAACGGGTTGAGGCCGAACTCGCAGCTTTGCCGATCCATATCAGCGACCGCCCGGCCACGTCGATGACGCAGATACGGGCGCAATGCCGGAGGATGCACCGCCGGGGCAAGTGCGGGATGGTGGTGATTGACTACCTGCAACTGCTCGATGGAGACGACCGCCAGCAGAGCCGCGAGCGTGAGGTGGCCAATATGTCGCGTGCGGCCAAACAATTGGCCAAAGAGCTGGATATACCGGTCGTCATCTTGGCACAGCTCTCCCGCAAGGTTGAGGAACGTCAGGACAAAACGCCGCTGCTGTCTGATCTCCGTGAATCGGGAGCCATCGAGCAGGACGCCGATATGGTGCTGTTCATCATGCGCCCGGAGTATTACGGCATTCAAACGATCCGGACGGGGCGTTACGGAACTATCTCCTCGCACGGCGTGGGGCGGTTCATCATCGCCAAACAGCGGGACGGTCGTACCGGGGAGGTCTGCTTCCGGTTCAACCGGAGTGTCACGAGCCTCACCGACTATGACGGCCCGGAGGAACCACAGAATGCAGACACCGGTCCTTTTTGACGAAAAGTGCGGTATTTTCGCTCGGAATTATTCGGATGGATAAGTTGTCCACGATATGAAAAACAATCGAAATTTCGGGTTGCAAAGAGGCCTGCGGATTCGATGCCCGTCACCGGGCAGCAGAATGAAAAAGGGCAACCCCGAAGGATCACCCAAAGACGCAGAACAAAGATAGTGATTTTTCGGGAACCATGACACGAAAAGCAAATAGCCACCCGGTGACGGCCGATTATTCGGTATGGACGGTCGAGTTGAACCGCGAGGAATTGATGATTATCATCAACGGGATTCGCAATCATCGGATCAAGCAGGCCAAACTGACGCTCCAGAATATGAGGGCCCGGCGGGATCGAGGCTCGAAACAGACAAAACACATAAAAAACAACACAAGATGAAACAGGAATTTTACCCCGAATCCAGCATTCGGGAACAGATTGAAGCCGGAGGTGCTGACGACTGGCGGATCCGGCTGGGCGAATACGTCGTATCGCTCTATTACATCCGAGCCCCAAAGTCGGGCATCGCTCGAATAGTTCCTTTCCGAAGGTCTGACCGGTTGTCGGTGATTGTCTATCGGCAGCTGCCGGACGGCACGAAAGAGGCTATTCGGCAAATAAAGGTTCCGGCCAGGAATGCAAACCTTTGGACGGATCATCGGAGCAGCCTTCGAATCGTGGCGCATGACGGTCGGATGTGCATTTTCTCCGTTACGACTTCCGGCGGCCCGGAGTTCCTCGGCGGGAAATGGGGACGTATCGCGTCGGATGATCCGATCTCCGATGAAGAGCGGCAACGCGGCATAACCCGGGCGACCGAGCGCTGGATAAGCATGACGAACGATTAAAAACAACGAAACCCATATAGAGACGTATGGCACAAGACACTATTCACAAGATTATCGAGATCACGATCAAAAATTCCGATCTGATCGAGAAGATGCGCGAATCGCAGAACGCGATTGGTGCGCTTTCCAACGAAACGAAACAGCTCAAACAAGACCTTGAAGAGTACAGAAAGAGCCTCAAAGAGGGGAAGATAACGCAGGAGCAGTTTGACCGCATGATGATCCAAACGAAAAACGAGATCATCAAGAACGACCAGGCTGTCGTAAAATTCAAGTCGGATCTCCGGCAATATACGCGGGAGATGCAGTCGAATATCCGGCAAGACACCGCAAAAACCGGATCGCTGAACCAGATGCGGGCCAGCGTTCGGTCGCTGACTTCGGAGTTCGAGGCATTGAGTGCCGCGGAGCGTTCGGGTAGCCGTGGGCAGGAACTGATCCGGCAGATTCGAGCGACAACCGAAGAGATCCATCGGCAGGAGGAGTCTATTCGCAATTACAGATCCAATGTCGGCAACTATGCCGGAGGTATCCAAAAAGCCTTCTTGAAAATTACGGCGGCGTGGATGGCGATTCGCGGTCTGTTTAGCACCCTCAATAACGGCATTCAGAAGATCCGCGATTTTGAGCAGGCCAATGCTGACCTCGGAACGATCGTCGGGGCCAATGCCGACGAGTTGAAGCGGATGACCGATTCCGCGTTGGAACTGGGCCGCACGACCGAATACACCGCCTCGCAGGTGACGCAGTTGCAAACGGAACTCGCCAAACTGGGATTCGGGCCGCAATCCATCGAGACGATGCAGAAACCCGTCCTGCAATTCGCTACGGCGGTCGGGGCTTCGCTTCCTGATGCGGCCGCCCTCGCCGGTGCTACGCTGCGGAGTTTCGGGCTGAATGTCAGCGATACGGAGGATGTTCTCGCCACGCTGGCTGTTGCCACAAACCGATCGGCGCTGTCGTTCAGCTACCTCAAAACCGCAATGTCCATTGTGTCGCCCGTGGCCAATACTTTCGGATTCAGTGTGCGGGATACTTCAGCGTTGCTGGGAACGCTTGCCGATGCGGGTTTCGATGCGTCGAGTGCAGCCACGGCGACCCGCAATATCCTGCTCAACCTGGCTGACACCAACGGCAAACTGGCCCAATCGCTCGGGGCTCCGGTGCGCACGTTGCCCGATCTGGTCTCCGGATTGCAGCGGCTGCGGGATCGGGGTATCGACCTGGCCGAAACCCTCGAACTGACCGACAAACGGAGCGTGGCGGCCTTCAATACCTTCCTCAACGGCTCTGACAACCTGCGTCGCCTGCGTGAAAATCTGGAGGACGTAAACGGGGAGCTGGGACGAATTGCCGAAGATCGGCTCAACACCGTGGAGGGCTCGATCAAGTTGTTGCAAAGCGCTTGGGAGGGATTCGTGCTGTCGTTCTACAACAGCCGCGGAACAATCAAATCCGTGATAGACTTTATCACCAGTGGTATTGAAGGAATCAACAACCTGCTCAACCCCGATGCGCAGAAGAACAAACAAAAAGGCTTTTTTGTTGAGGATTTGATGAGCAGATATGCCTCTGGAGGCGATGATGCGCTGAATACAAGCATTAAGGCTGGGTTGAAGTTCTGGAGCGACCGATATGAGGCTTCGCGGCAGCGTTATGCCGGAAGTGGAGGCCTTTTCGGGAAGCAGGATTTCAAGATTGACGAAACGATGTATAAGGCATTTATTGAGGCCGGGAATGAGGCGCTTGATCGTGTGAAGCAGTTGAAGCAAGAACAGGCCGATGCTGTCAAACAAGCGGAGGAAGCTGCCAAAGCCAGTGCCGCTGCAGCCGCCAAAGCCCGATCCGAAGCGGCCGCCAAAGCGCAGCAGGCCGACCAGAAGGCGGCAGCCGCGCAGATCAAGAATGCCCAACAGGTCGCCGATGAGGTGCTGCGCATGACCCAGCAGATGCGGGACAAGACGCGGGAAAACGAACTGCAGACGCTTCGGGAGAACTACGACAAGGATATTTCGGAGACCCGAAACCGCCTTGCGGAGATCTCCGAGTTGGAGAAGACGGCGGGAGTGCAACAGGGGCAGGCGTTGGTCATGGAGCGGGAAGCTCTGAACAAAAAGCTGCTTTTGCTGGACGAAAAATATCAGAAGGACCGGCAGGATATTGAGCGGAAATATAGTCGGGAAGAGTTGGAGAATGCCATCAAAAGCAAGATGGAAGAGTATCGTACGCGCATCCTGCGGGCGCAGGTCGAAGCGGGACCGGGAACTGAAGGTGAGGCGGCTGCAAAAAAGGAGGTTTTGTCGATACTCAAAGAACAGCTCGACTATATCGAAATGAATGCGGATGCGCTCAAAGAATCCGGTATGTCCGAGGCTGATATTTTGTCCATGAGGCTCGACCTTCTGAAGCAGATCGAAAAGGCGAACGACAATATAAACAGCAAGACACAAGCAGCCATATCGAATGAAAGTACGCTTGCAAACAAGACGGCAAGAGAGGCCGCAAGAACGGCCGGATCTCTTTCGGCGATGTTCGATGCGCTGGGTGGAGAGGGCGAAAGATATGCCGAGTTTGCCAAGGCACTCGGAGTGATGCAGGTAGCCATCCAGGAAGGTGTGGCGATTGCAAATGCCTGGTCGGGGAATGCAAAACTTCCGTGGCCTGCAAATATACTTGCTACGGCCGCAAGTGTGGCTTCCATTATTGCGGCTATTGCCAGCGCTATGGGATCAGTCAAGTCGACGGATGTCCCCAAATATGCTTCTGGTGGGCTTGTTACCGGCCCCGGAACAGGCACGTCGGACAGTGTCCCGGCGATGCTCTCCAACGGCGAAGCGGTTATGACGGCCGCTGCAGTAAACGAATGGGGTGCGATGCTCTCGGCCATGAACATAGCCAGCGGAGGCAATGCCATCAATGTCTCCAACCTGCCCCAGCGAGGCGACGGAATGCGCGGGATGCGGGCGATGCTTAAGGAGGCTTTGCTCGATATGCCTGCGCCCGTTGTTTCGGTAGTCGACATCAACAAGGGCCAGCGCAGGGTCAAAGTGCAGGACAATATCAGCAAATTGGGACGTAAAAAGTACAAATGACTATGAACAGAAAAGAACAAAAGACAGAGGGACCTGCCCGTAAGATCGGGCGGCCTCGGAAATTCACTCCCGATCGTTTCTGGGCGGTCTTCGAGGAGTACAGGGAATGGGCCAAGGCTACGCCGATCTATGTCAGCAAAGTGTCGGCCGGACAGACTATATCGGTTCCGTGTGAACGTCCGCTGACTCTTACGGGATTTTGCCGGTTCGCGGAAATAAGCCGGGAGAGTTTCTACAACTACGAAGCAAAACCGGAATTTTCGGAGCTGCTGGCCTTCATTCGAGAGGCTATCGAGGCCGACCAGCTCGATGGTGCTTTGGTCGGGGTATATGATTCGAGCATTGTTGCGCGGGTTCTCCGCCTGGCCGACCGCAAAGACATCACGACCAACGGGCAGAACCTTCAGCCGCCTGGTCCGGTTGTTACCGTGACGATTGACGAGGCCGCCGCCTCCATCATTCAGTCCATCGGGAAGCAGACAATCCGGGAATAACGGAAACAGCCACCTCAACGGGTGGCTGCTTTGTTTTTATGTTATCCGACAGATTGCGGGCGGGTAGGGCTACTTCTTTTCTTCTTCAATTTGGGCCGGTTCTTTCCCCGCCAGCACTTGCTTGGCATTGATTGGAGAGATAACCGAATGCCCTAACTGGGATTCCAGTTGATTGCGGGCCGCCTTTGCTACGCTGCCTCCGCTTTTCGCCACTCTTGCGTTCTGTTGGAAGCCTTTGGGCTGTTGCTGCTTCGAGATCTCCGTTGCGGCAGCTTCGGCGAGGGTGTTGAGGGCCAATTCGATGTTCGTCATGTTGTCCCGCAGATTCTCTTTTTTCAGCCCTTTGTATTGCTTGTAGGCTTTGGTTGTACGTCCTGCCCACTCCATCGTGATAATGTCGGTAAGCGAGGCATATTGCTGCCCCTCAACGCCTCGGCGCTGCCATTCGTCGGTCAGCTCCTTGCGTACCTCCATACTCTTCAATCGCTGGTTGATCCAGTTATCGGAGTATCCCAGGCGTTTGTAGTCGGTCATCGCCTGCCGGATAGACAACTCCGGATCCTGCATTTGGTCGAGGCGATCGCTGGCTACCTGCGCCATCCAACGCTTGAACGGCTCGGCCTTCGGGGAGGGGATCGACTGGATCAACCGGAAAAGCTGCTCGGTATCTGCTACATCCGTGAGGCGCATTTTCCCGTCAGCGGCGGGAAGTTTCAAACGGTTACAATTTGTAACGGTTTCGTTTCCCTCTTTTTTAAGCCTGTTTTTTAGTACCTTCCAATAATTGTTCGGATCGGGGCTATCGGTCAGAACACCCACTACGTCAATAACCGAGAAATACCAGGTTTCCGTTTCGTCGTCCCAGATGGTGCGAACCTTCCGCTCTTCGAATAGCTGTATGGCTTGTTTCTGTGTCATAGGTGGTGTAGTTGAAGTTATTCTCCCTTCTCTATTCTGATCGGCTTGCCGCAATGCGGGCAGGCCTTATTTCCGGTGTTTGATCTCCGCTTCAAGTTCCTTTAACTGCTCCATATCCTCCCGGTCGGCTTCGATAGCGTCTCTGCGTTTTCTGCGGGCATTGAACTCTTCATAAACCCGGTAGGCGAAAGCGTCTTTTTGCTCCTTGCCAACGGAACCGGCATTGGATAAAAGGGGCTGATCGTTGGATACCAGTATTTTGTCGACATTCTCCCTCCAAAATCCCATCGTAAGGTCTTTCCGGTTTTTGGCTCGGAACTCGGCTGTTTCCAGGAAGATCACAACCAGCCGATTCAGAGAATCGAGTTCGTCGTGCGTCAGGTAGTTTTTGGCGATAATAACGTCCTGCTTGCGGACTACGGCGCCCTTCCAGGAGGTAAGTCCCATATTGGGGGCATCAGCATCGGCACGCTGCATCACGATCTCCGCGGATGTGTGCCCCGTTATGGCATAGAGGAGTTTATTTTGCGTTTCGGCATAGAACATCTGCGTAGCCTTGTCCGTTGGATCGTAGTCGCTGCTCAATGCAAACAGGTCGCGCACCTTCTGATAGAATCGTTTCTCCGAGGCCCGTATATCTCGAATGCGATCCAATAACTCGTCGAAGTAGTCGGGCCGTCCATCTGGGTTTTTCAGACGTTCGTCGTCTATAACGAAACCTTTGCGGAGGTATTCGGCGAGATTGCGGTTTGCCCATTGGCGGAATTGCACACCACGGATGGACCGGACGCGGAAACCTATCGCCAAAATCATCTCCAACGAGTAGAATTTGACCTGATAGGGCTTGCCATTTGCCGCAACTGTTAAGAAATACTTAATAGTTGAATCCGCATCTAACTCTTTTTCTTTTAGTATGTTATTTATGTGCTGGCTGATGTTGGGAACGGAGGTGGCAAAAAGTTCGGCAATCTGCGTTTGATTGAGCCATACCGAGCCATCGCGTGCCAATAGAGAAACGCGGCTTTTCCCATCCACCGAATAGTATAGGATCAACTCTTGTTCCATGATTATTCCTTTTCTCTGATTTCCAATACCGCTCCGCAATGCGGGCAGGTGATCGTGTTCGTCGGCTGCGGGGCGAAAAAGTCCCCTACGTTGCAACCTATGGCCGTGGCGATGCGTTCGAGCACCTCTACACTCGGATTCCCGTTAATGTGCTGACTGAGGCCGACGGGCGTAATTCCCATCCTTTCTGCTACCTCCTTAACCGTTAAGCCATTGGCTTTTATGGCTCTTTTTATATCCATCGCTTTATATTTGTTGTTTAGACAAATGTAGCGATAACTTTATTTTTCTGCAAAAATAATAGCAAAAACTTTATGTTTTATTTGCATAATTAAATTTATAGCTTTATATTTGTGTCAGAAAACAAAACCAATAGCTATAATAATCATGACACCCGCAACCCGTACCGAGATTCAGCACTTCGCCAAGCAGATCGCCGATTACGTCACCTTCAAGTGCGACGGCGAAAGCGAAGGTTTCGAGATCATCCACAACGGATATATCGCCTTTGTCAATTACGAGGCTGAATATCGTGCCGTCCGGGGTGGTGACAGCTACTGCGGAATGTGGGAGATGGTCCCCGAACTGGTCAGCGAGCAGACGATCGTCGAGGCCGTATGGGATGAAGAGGGCAACGAATATCCCGAACTCGCCGACGCTTTGCAGGTACTGTTGAACTAACAAACAATCCAGCTCTCTCACCTTCCGCGAATAGGTGCTATTACACCACGGCACGAAGCCCCGGCGGTAATCCGGCCGCCGGGGTCACAGAGAGTTCCAAATGAAAATAACCATGAAACGAACCGATTTATCAAACATCATGCGCCGTGCCTGGGCGCTGTTCCGCACGACGGGCAAAACCTTCTCCGTATGTCTTTCGAAGGCGTGGAGCCTTTATCGGCTTACCCGCCGGATGCGGGTCGGTGTCGTTTGGTTTGCCTACGAAAAGGCCGACGGCACGCTACGCCGGGCTTGCGGTACGTTGCAGGACATCGCCGCCACGATCAAGGGCATCGGACGCCCGGATGACGGTCGCACGGTTAAGTATTACGACATCGAGGCTGCCGGTTGGCGGTCGTTCAAAGTGGAAAACCTTGTAACGATATATTGAGCTATGGAAAAGAACGTAATCAGAATCGAAGCGGAACCGACCCGGGAGGATGCCAACCGGATCATCGCCGAGCGTCGGGAGGCGGTCCGGGCTTATGTCCTGGAGAAACTCAAAGAGACCAAGACAGCCACACCTGCCTCCGATTTACTTTTTGGGCTGTTCCCGATCCAGGAGGGCAACCCCTACCGGGAGATCGTGAATATCTCGGCCTACGTTTCGGCCGCAATGTCGGAGGCGTGGCGGCTGTTTTTCGAGGTGGAACACCTGCGCCGCGAGTTGGCCGAGTTGAAAGGCCGCGAGATCGAGGATGTGAAATGTACGGTAGTTGAATAATTCAGATAAAGCCATGACAATCGAAGATTTGAAAAACGCAAAGTTGAGTTCGAAAACGGCCGGATACCTGGGGATATATATCAAACTCTCTGACATATATGGAGAGATTGAAGATCTTGTTGAAGCGAACTATTGTCCTGAATGTGTGAATAGTATTCTCGAAGATTTTGAAAATGCAATGGATTCTGCAATGGATGAGGTTATGAATTTGGTTGTTTCCTCTATGACTGACCGGTTGAGTTTTATTGACAATCATACGGAGTTATGATCTACGAATTGACCATCGACGGCTACCTGGTGGGGGTATTCCCCACCGAGGGCGAGGCAGTCCGGCGGGCCCGGTATTTGCCGAGAGGCCGATATACTCTCCGGGAGTGGGCGAGGGACGGCGAATTTTCGACGTTCGACCCTGCGGTGAACAGATGCTACACTTTCGACAACTGA